ATGGCTATCGACAAAATCTTGTCAAGCATCCCCAGTCTTCACACGATACTGACAATTGCAATTTCTGGTATTTTTGGCGGAGTGATAGCTCTTAGTACACTTTTTGTATTGTTTCCAATCGACCCCTCATCGCCACCTAGTCCGCCACATGATCCACGCTTTGCAGCGTTAGGGCGGCTCTATCATTACCAACTCGGTATGGCATACGCCACAGCCTGGGAGGATGGCGCAACCTTACTGGATTCCGGTAAAAGCTTGGCGACAGCACTTGAAACGGTTGGCAAATCGTGGGAAGAGAATCGCAGAAAGCTATTTGACCAAATAGTAACTCCAGCATTCAGTAAGCTAATACCCGAATCCACCAATGATTCTGATGTTTCGGCCCAGGCAAGAGCTGCGATGTCCGCGGCTTGGCGAGGCTTTGCGAGCGGCCTAAGGCGATGACCGCTAACGGATTCTATTGGCCTATATAACGCTGTGCACGCTTTACGCGTGCTGTCAACCCGCGAAGAGTCAGGAGCAGTGGGAGCTGGCTGTGATAAAGGCCCCGCTAAATAATAGTCCGCATGTGCGTGGTAAGCTTACCAGATTAGTCACAACGTAACGATCCATAATATCCCGGGAATCGAGATACCAAACTATGAGCGCAACTAACAGTCAATATACAACATACTGCGGCTGGTTGGGTATCGATGAAACCCAGCAACACTTTGCGACTCAGTTTCCTGGCCTTGCCCAGTGCGCACCTCATCTTATGTTGGCAGGTATTCCAACGACCCCAGTACTCTTATACAAAGCTTGGCGACAGGTCTTGGGTCAGGACCCACAATATGTCGCTCAACAAATTGGCGATTGCGTGAGCTTCGGCCATGCTCATGCAAACGACCTGTTGCAGTGCGTTGAGATTGGACTTGGTGAGCCATCTATATTTGAAGAAACGGATACGGAATTTATTTACGGAGAGTCGCGGAAGGTTGCGGGGATTTTAGGTCGGCAGGATGGCTCATATGGGGCCGCCGCAGTCAAAGCTATGACCACAGTGGGCATGGTTAGTCGCGCGATGCTTGACCATGACGGGACCTATTCTGGGGATCGAGCAAGAAGCTGGGGCCTAACTGGGCCACCAGCGAGCGTTGAACAAGCGGCCAAGTCATTCAAGCTTGGCGCGGCAGCAATGGTGACCACATGGGCCGAGCTGATAGCAGCCATCCAAAGCGGCTATCCCGTTACGATTTGCACAGGTCAGGGTTTCACACTGACCCGAGATTCGGACGGATTTGCCAAGGCACATGGAACCTGGGGCCATTGCATGTGCATCGCTGGCGTACGTTTTGACCGACCCGGCGCATGCGTCCTGCAAAGTTGGGGACCCAATTGCCCAACCGGACCAACCGCGCTTGACCAACCCACATTCTCATTCTGGGCGGAGCAGCCAGTCATCGAGGCAATTCTGAACGAGGGTGATAGCTGGGCACTTTCGAAGTCACCATCGTTCCATCAACGCGAATTGCCGCCAAGTTGGAAGTATGACCTTGCTTCATAAAGCGCTTTTGAGCGCTAGTTCGCCGCTGGTCGTGCGAATCAATCGTTCACGTATGCCGGCGTGCACGCCGATTGGGCCAAGCGATACTTTCTCGGAGTACCACCGGCATGTGAACAAGTTCGTACAGTACATTCCTCAGCCCTGCAAAGCTGCTCGGCTGCGATATTGGCCGTCGTGATTGATACCTTATCGGTTTGAAGTAATCTTGTAGCGTTCGCGATACAAAACCAACGGCATTGATAACCAGCGTTTACGGTAGATCTACTCTTAAGTTTATCAGGGTATACCTCACCCGTAACTGACAAGCTTTGTCCCTCGGGTATCACCGCCGACCGTCGTATAGGACCAAAACTGACGCTTCTTATCTCGCCCAACACTCCAGCTGGGTGTTCGCCCAATTCCAATGCCCTAATACCAGTTCCTGTCATCGAAGTAGTACTAAGAGTGCAGACAGCCTGATTACCGTCTCACGACTTCTCGCTTGCGTATCATAGCCGGGAGCGTTCGAGGAAGTCAAACGATTCCACGAAGAGCTGTTATAGGCACTGGAGACTCAGACACGCCTATAACTGGGTCGGCACCGACTTATACTGCTTCGGTCCAAACATAGTTCCTCGGGCAAGCGCAAGCTCTAGAACGATTCCGCGGACAATCTCCGGGTAGTATTGACGTTCTATAGCCATGCCCGACGGAGTTAAACAAAGAAGGTTCGATGACAGCTTTTATAGCGATCGCGCAGGCTGCCGTAAATGTTGATCCTAACGCTGTCGGGATTTCCGTGACCAACCTAATCGGATCACTGGGCGCTGCCGGCGCGGCGGTAGCTGTTACGTATTACTTTCTGGGGTTTCTAAAAACCGAGGGAGAAAAACAAGCGCGGGTGTTTTCTGATTTTCGAGACTACCATGCGGAATCACAGCGGAAATTCCAGGATCAACTCGACCGCCTGACTGACCGGCAAGAACATCTTCAGCGCGCGTTCCAAGAGCAAGTCACCCGAATGACGGAAGCACAAAACGCCTTGCTCAGGGATGCGATTCTGGCGATGAAAGCAGTAGAGAAAACGTTAGAGAATTCAGTCGCCTCCATTCACGGCCTGGAAAGGTCAATTTCTTCGATGCATGCGTCGATAGCCGGAGTGCAGCTCCTCATGGGACAGATAAATGAAATAGCCGTCGGAAGCAAGACAGCTCGAACCGTGATATCAACTAAGGAGAAAGCATCGTGACTCAAGGCGATCAGGGACCACTCCTTCTCGCCGTGGCCGGTAGCCTTTGCGTTGTCGCACTTGTTTCGTATGCCATCAGTGACGCGGGTAATATCGCTGAGCGTCGAAACACGTTGATACGCAATCGGGAACTACTCCGAGAACAGGCCGAACGGCTAGTCGAAGAGCGCAAGGCGCTCAAGGCGGATATCGAGCGCATGACCAAAGAAAGGTCATTATTTACCATTCAGCAGGATGCGATTATGAAATCATTGCAACGCTTGGAACGCAACAGCCATGCTGGTGGTAGCGGTGTAGGCGGAGCTCTGTAGGATTCCGCCCAGCTCGCCAATGGCTTCGAAAATTGCGCCTAATTAACTTCTGCGCCAATCGTTGGTGTAGGTCCGGGCCTCTATCCAAGCTCTTCGGCGTATGTCGACCACGATGACAGAAACGGTGCGATTAGGGCTGTGCCTGAATCGGATTGGCTCGCGGCGGTTCATTGACGCAAAATTGAGAGCGTAAGGCGCGGATGACAAACGAATACTGCTTACAAGTTTGGGTTAGTGTTGCTTCAAAATACCTAGGCCAGCAGTTCCCCAACAATTAGCGAGTGCAGCTTCGAGCCAGTCGCTTGCGCAGCGATATTGGGAGCTTCGAGCTCCAGCGGGCGCGGAAGAGGCTTGAGCGTAAAGGGCGAGAACCGGCATGGATCGATCGGGTTTCGAGTTCTCGCTGTCGTTAGTGTTTGGCTTGTGCAAAATTGGTAATCGATATAGCACTATTCGGAGGTGACTTTAGTCAATGGCGATTCTAGCGGCGATAAGAGCGTATCTGGGCGGGAATCTTGTTGGTATTAGTATCCGGGTGTTGCCAGTCATGCTTTTTGCTGGAGTGTTTGGTGTACAGTGGTATATGTGTACCAGTCTGCAACGGGCTGGCTGGCTGGTGGTGGCGGTTACCGCTGTGGTGGCAGGGTTGGATATTGCGGGTAAATTGCCGACCGTGGGTTCGGTCGACAAGGTAACGACTACCAGTATTGAGAACGCATCGAAATCATGAATAGCTATTCTTGGTTGTATGGCTTGTCGGTCTTGGGAGTGCTGACCGGTGTAATGGCGTGCGTGTATGACTTCAGTGGGCGAAGCCTTGTGGGATCGCGATCTGGCAGCGTCGGGTTAGCCCCCGCCGATCTCACCGCATGGACGCTTGCGGTTTGTAGCGCGGGGACCGCACTTGTAAACTTCGCATTCTGGGTTTACCACCAGTTTCGTCCGGTGAGGGCGGGTCGACGTCGTCGCGCAACCATTGATCAGTCGCCACCGAATATACCATGAAGGGATGCGAAGAAAGGCTTGAGAGTCTGGGCTGTCTAACACAAGTTGATGTCCGTAGCTAGGGTGGTGTGGAGTGGCAATAGCGGTGGCGCGCGTCCGGGGTAAGCGCGGCAGAAATAGAGCGCAGCGAGGCAGTAGCGGAGAGTCGTCTATCGACTTGCCAGGGATGACCGAAGGATCGAGAGAACCGTTGTCATTGAGTGATCTACTTCGTGAGCATCTGGGAAGGATTGATGATGCAACAAACACGACCTTGGCGCAGCAGCTTGTTGAGGCGTTGATCAAGGAAGCCCTTGGCGGTAACGTACGAGCGTTGGTTGAAATTTTCGATCGCATCGATCAGTTGAGTACAGGTAAGTCTTCAGCAGCAGTGCATTCGTCCGTGGTTTGCAAGCAGACCGTTTCTAGGATTTTGGAGGCTTTGTGTGACAGGAACGACAATATGCCGAGCGATTGAAGCTGCGCGTGGTTGTCGGCCTACAACACGTCGAGACCTGTGGAGCTGGATTCGCAGCTTCACCGGGATTAAAGTACCGCACGAGGCGGTTTGCATTGATCATTCATCACCATATGATCTTTTCGCGCGACAGGTATTCGAGCGTCCAGCTTTGGCACTTTGGCACGGTCCACGCGGTAGTGGTAAGAGCTTTCTGTCGGCACTGGAGACACACTTGGTGAGTCGGTTTAATCCCGGCCACGAGACAAGGATTTTGGGAGGCTCATTAACACAGGCGGAGCAGATTCATCGCGCGATCAGCGAAGCCGTTGTAATGGGCCAAGGGCCCCACGGTCAGTCAGACGCGGAGAGCATTGCGAATGTGTTAAAGACGGAGGTGCGATACTGTAATGGTAGCGTCGTTGCACTACTCGCTGCTAGTCGGACGGCAGTCCGAGGACCGCATGTTCCGAGCCTGAAGCTCGATGAGGTTGACGAGATCGATAGCGATATTCGAGAGTCAGCGATCGGAATGGCCATGGATATGGGTTGTCATCGGTCGAGTGTTCTTATGACTTCGACGTGGCATCGGACAACTGGTCCGATGGCGGAGTTGGTTGAACGCGGTAGGGCGGGAGCGTTTCCAGTCGACACCTTCTGTATTTTTGAGGTCTTGGAGCGGTGTCCTGAGGAGCGTAGCGGCCGGGAACTTGAGAAGTGTCCAGAATGTCCTTTGGTCGATTGGTGTCATGGCGACCGGGATTTGCATCCGAGCGGCCTGCCGAAGGCGAAACGTTCTTGCGGGCACTACTCGATTGAGAATCTGGCACAGAAAGCGAAAGGCGTAAGTCTTCGCGTGTTTGAGAGTGACTATCTGTGTCTCCGGCCCAAGGCGGCGGGCGTGTGGTTCATCACGTTTAATGAGCGGGAGCATATCCGGGTTTCGGCGGAATATATGCCAGATCTGCCGGTGCATGTAGCAGTTGACCCAGGCGTACACACAGGGGCCATTTGGTTTCAGGTTCGGCAGCGTTTGGATGGACTGGGTGTGAAGGTGAATGTGTTTGCCGATTACTTCGCGGAGGCTGTGTCTGCCGAAGCAAATGCGCGAGCGATTATGCTGAGGTCGTGGGAGTTGTGTGGGTCAGCAACAGCCCGTCAACGTGTTTCCATTGATCCCGCGGGTACCCATCGAACGGCTGTTGGGCCAACAGTCCGCGGGGAGTACCAGCGCGCAGGGCTGCAAGGGCGTAACGGTCTAGAAAGCTGGCCAGTGGGTCGGAAAGCTGATGGATTACAGCTGGTCGAAGCCCTGCTCAGGTCCGCGGATGGGACCGTCAATTTAACAATCCATCCGCGCTGCAGGCATTTACGTGATGCATTGACGTCGTATGTCAGAGCGCGAGCCGGAAACCAATGGCTGGACTGTCCTCGAGATCCCCAGCACCCCCACGAGGACATGATCGATCCACTTTGTGGTGGACTCAAGCTTGAGTTACCTGAGAGCCGGATGCCGGCAGCCAAGCTACGGGATGTGTGTGCAAGGGGCTTGCTTTGATAGCCGCGACATGCAGGGTCGCGAGTAGGGCGTGGGGATTTTTGGATTTAGCTCACGAAGTTGAAGGAGTCCAGAATCCTGACTCGGAAGCCGGTGGTTAAGTCGATTAGTACCCTACACAGCAATGAGCAAACTTTTTAGCTGACGAGCCCTGGGCGTCGGGAGGCTTGGATCATGCGTCACTCATGGATCGATCGTCTTGTTTACCTGACCGCGCTGGCACTTCTCGTACCGCTAATCGTTCATATGACCGAAATAGTTTGTAGGCTGATGACTGACAATCAGTAACGTTGGGTCAGCGTTGGTTGTAGTTATATTAGCACTAAACATGCGGGTGAGTCGTGATGCGCGCATGTACGTATATCGTATCGATTGGAGCCATATCGAGTGTCAATTAATGGCGAAATGGATGGACGTCTGATCGTTTCTCGTCGCCACGTGGATTGGCTCGAACATCAGGTTCGATGGCGTTGGTTGCTTGATTCCTTTGAGGGTGGAGATCGGTATCGTAATGCGGTGTACGGCCCAGATCGTCGGGGCCTTCCTACGCGGAATCTATTCCGTCACCGCCGTGAATATCCCGATCCACAGCAATTTCCATCAACGTACCAAGGCTTCACAGGCTTTGTTGGTGGTGTGGCCGGCCTACCGATGGATTTTGCAAATGGTGCATACCCGGGTATGCTGGGGGCTGACCCTTCAGCTACCGCGATGGACGATGATTACGAACTTCGGCGGTCACGAACGCCCGTGCCGGAGTTTGTGGCAGAAGCCATTGAGATTCATTTAGCAAAAGTATACGACCAAGAGGTTGCGAGGCACGGTCCAGTAGACTTGGTCGAGTGGTGGAAGGACGTTGATGGTCGTGGGACACCTGTCGATGACTGGATGAGGGAAACGATTGCTCCGCTCTTGCTGGTGTTAGGATGCATTGACGTTTGCTTGGACCATCCAAGGGCTCCAGCTGGAGAGCCGGTACTTACCCGAGCTGATGAGCTTAGATTTGGCTTGGACCGGTGTGTCGCGAGTTATATATTGCCGCAGAACATGGTGTGGTGGCGAACCGATCAGGCAGGGCGGTACGTGGAATGCCTTGTTCGAGAGTACGCGGATCCAAGCGAGCGTGTGGACTATGACAAGCACGGCCGCGTTATTGATCCGGAGGATACGGGTGACTCGGGAAGTGGGTGGCGTCGGACGTACGTGAGATACCGGCTATGGACGCCAACAGAATCCATTTTGTTCAGCAGTGACGGCTCCGAAATTGTGACAAGAGTCAAGCATCATTTCGGATGTGTTCCGATTGTTCGATTGGTAGACTTACCTAAGCACCGAACGCCACATATTGGCAAATCTCGGTATGAGGCGATCGCTGAATATCAGCGTGAGTATTATAACAGAGACAGCGAGTTGATCTTATCCGATACGCTGCAGGCTCACCCATTCCTTTCGGGCGCGGAGGACTTCTGCAAGAGCGATAACACGTTGTCAGTTGGACCAGGTTATGTATTGCCGATGAAGAAAAATTCGGAGACTGGCACATACCAAGGTTGGGAATTTGTCAGCCCCCCGAAGGATCCATCGGAATCATTACGACGCAACAAACGGGACCTGATTGATCTTAAGGATCGGCGTGCATGTTTGTTAAAGCCAGCCGGCGTGTCCGGGGCCGGTTCAGTGAGTCAGTCCGGCGTGAGCAAGCAGTTGGACGCCTTAACGGGCAATAAACTGCTTTCATCCATTGCCAAGAGCCTCGCAAAAACAGAGCGTTTTATTGCTGAGTATGCTTTGCTGGTACTACGGGGTCAAGCACCGTCGCGGACTGAGCGCGACCAAATGAGGATCGTGTATCCCGCGAGGTTTGAGCTTTTCTCGGCGGACCACATGAGTGGCATCATGATCAAGCTTCAGCAGATTATCGCGCGGGCCGGAGAGGCACCGAATCTGGAGCGTGAGGTGATTCAGGCGATCGTCCGTCAAACGCTGCTAGGGCTTAGCGATGAACAATATGCATCGCTCGATCGGGAAATTGAGCTGATGCTTGTCAAGAAGAGCCGTATGCCGGGGGAGGTACATGAAATACCTAATGCGGGCATTACCGACGAATCAGACATACTTTTGGGTGATGGTTCAGCCGAACAGGCAGGCGGTGTAGACCCGCTGGGTCAATCGGACGGGACATTCGTGACGAACAGCGTTTCCACAGTGCTGTAGCCATAAGCAACGTGGATCATGGACAAAGGATACCGGGCTTCGTGGCGTCATTAGTATGAGCCAGACGGTGGATTTAGGCTTGGGGCAAGCTAACAAACATTTGGGTAGTCTTGGTTTTGGTGGAGTGATCGTACACAGATATGCGAGTTGAAGCTGTTACTGTATGTGTTGACTACGCCGACTTCCTGGCGGAAACACTGCCATTTGTAATGTCTCAGGTTGACGAGCTTGTCGTGGTTACAACGCCTGAAGACAAGCGTACAAGGCAACTGTGTCATCGCCATGGTGTCCGATGCTTGCCGACACGGTGTTTCTATAATGATGGAGCTGTATTCAATAAGGCTAGAGGTATTAATTACGGTTTAGCCAACTTGAGCTTGAAAGACTGGGTACTTCACCTTGATTCCGATATAGTACTGCCACCTAACGCTCGTAATATTCTTGACCGGATCGACCTCGATCCAGCGAAGCTTTTTGGATGCGACCGTGTGAATTGCACTGGTCGGGAGGCTTGGGACCGGCTCAGGAGCTCTACCGATCTTCAATTCGAGAGTTCGTGCATGATTCACGCGCCCCGAGGCATGCCATTTGGAGCAAGAATCGCTCATTTTGACTATGGTGGATACTGCCCGCTCGGCTTTTTTCAGCTTTGGAATGTGAACCGCTCTGGTATCCATAGGTATCCGGTTCAGTTTCAAGGGACGGCCGAACACACCGATGTGTTGCATGCAATTCAATGGGACAGGCGCGATCGGGCATTGATTCCGGAGCTGATCGCAATTCACCTGGAGACGAAGTCAGACAAAGCAACAACGATGGGTGCCAATTGGTCCGGTAGAACGACGCCAGAGTTTACACGTGCAGAAGGTTTATACGAGCGGTGCGGCCGAGCCTTGGATTCTGATTATCGCTCGAAATCGGCAGCGGTTCAATTTCGATCCTACTGATTGCGGAGAACACACACATGCTAGACGAGCTGAATTCCGCGGCGACTTCCGTCGCGCAGCACATGCCCGTTCCGGCGGCGGTACAGACCGTGACGATTCCAGTCGAGCAGCTCAATGCATTTACGAGCGTGCAGGCACGGCTTGCTCAATTGGAGTCTGAACAGCGTAGCCGTGAGGCCGCCGCGCAGCAGGAGCAAGCGAGGATCCTCGCGCAAAAAGGCGAAGTGGAAGACGCGCTACGCATGGTTCGTGAACAGTCGGAACAACAAGTGCAGGCAGAGCGCGTAAAGCTACAGGCGATTGAGGAGCGGGCAAAGCGATATGCGCTCGAGGGTGAACTGTCTCGGGTGTTGGCATCGCAAAATCTCGTACCTGGTGGCGCAGAGCAATTGAGTCGACTTTGGCGGCAGGAATTTCACGTACAGGCCGAGGGAGAATCATTTGTGGTTCGGACGCCGACATTTCAGTCAGTGAATGACTATGCAAAAACGCAATTGGCTCGACCGGAGTACGCGCATTTCGTACGGTCGTCAAACCAAGGTGGAACTGCGGGAACGACGGGCGGGCATCAAGTGCCGCCAACTAGTCCGGCCAATGTCGCGCCGCTCAGTCAGCCGAAGTCCATGGGGGAGGCAGTCATTCTGCATATGCAGTCGATACGCGAGAAGGACGGTATAGATCCACGCCTCAATTTAGCCGCGCCCATGGGTTTGAAGAGTCAAGGTCGTTATTAGGGTGGTGGTCGGCGACCGATCTCGGTGAGACACAGTCAGAACGAAGCACGGTATTGGTTCGAAGTTTCATGTAAACACTGACGGTCGATAGAGCGTCAGTTTAGAGTCCTCCGAGGGCAAGCCGGCCGGGTTATCGCCGTGACCCGAGAACCGAGAGCGCGGCGATTGGAGCGGATGAATGTCAAATTTTTTGCAGGGCTACCTCGGGACCCAGATGGCTGGGATTGAGGCACGCAATGATATCACGGTCGCGATCCGGAATTGGTTTGCCAACCGGAACCCATTGGTGACCCGTCTACCATATGTTCCAGTGGAACGGGTAGATTTCCAGATGTATACACATCAATATCGAGCGCGGTCGACTTCGCTCGGGATGGCCATCGGTAGTAGCGCGGCAACGAGCCTTACATTGTCAGATGCAACGTTCTTGATGAACCATGACGTCTTACAGATTGTTGATAGTTCAACTGGAAACACGGAATACGTGCAGGTCAGCGGTGATCCGTCGAGTTCAACGACGATCAACGTTACGCGTAATGTGGTGAGTCAAGGAAGTTCGGGACTACTGAGTTCGGCTGCCATCGGGTCGACCGTTAATCTGGTCGGCAACAGCCGTACCGGTGCTGAAGTTAACCAGACTGGCCTCACGACGATTGGTACGGCAAGGACCCAGTACTGCCAAACGTTTCAGTTCCCGGTGCAGGTTGGAGGTTCAGCTCAATCGGCACGTGCACAGGTGATGCCTGGGGGCGTGCAATCTCCATTTGACTTTAATATGACCATTCAGCTGCAGAATATGGTCGATGATATTGAAAACTGCTGTTATTACGGTATAGCCCAAGGTCCGATTGATTCGCTGGGTGTTACAGCGAAGATGAACGGCCTTCGATCGATTTTTCAGACAAATAACGTGAGTCCGGTTAGTGGAACGACACCGGTGAACGGTGCGGCGTATGGCCCAACGGACCTCGTACGGGATACGCTCCAAGCAGCGCGGGCGGGCGGTGGTGAGCCTGATTTGCTTGTAGTGAGTACGAACTTTATGAGTGCGTTTGCAACATGGGGCCAGGCAATCCAACGGATTCCGTCTGGCGAGACAGTTTTTGGTACTCCGATCAATACCTATGAAGCGCCGTTTCTGCATGGCGTGACGATCATAGAAGCACCGTTACTCAGGCCGTATACAGCAGTTGCGTTGACGAGTTCTGAGATTTACATTCGGAACAAGCGGAATCCCTATTGGAACCTGCGCGGCAATCGTGGTGATATGGTCGAGGGAGAGTGGTTGGCGGAACTGGCGATTGAAGTTGTTAACGAGCCACACCACGCGTGGGTCGAGGGGATCACTGCGTTCAGTGCGAATTGATGATTTGAACTTCTAGAGGGGCGGCGGGTACGTGGGGCGACGCCCCTACCGCCGTCCTGCATGGGTAGAGCGAGGTCAACCATCGTGTGGCGTTTCCGGGGTTCTCCCCATTATATCGAGCGACAGGCGGCCCGTCTGGGCGTGAGCCCGGTGTTGGCTGATCGCGCGCGGCACAACGCGGAGATTTATCGGGTGTCCGTTCTCTTGGGTCAGCTATGCGAGCGGTATCACCGGGCGCGGAAGGAGGATGGCAGGCCCGTTTTCTTTCCGCTCGAGCTGTCTCAGGTGCGCGGGACGCTAGATCAGGGTGAGCAAGAGCTTCAGAAGTTGCATGCTCTGGCTGCGGCTTCCGCGGCGATGCTGGACGAGGGTTGGCAAGCCTTCGGGCTTTCGTCTCCCGCGCGTCCCTTTGGGGTTATATGCGACTTTGACGAACAGCGCTCAGAGGGCCCTGCGTCCAAAACTCACGCCAAGGCAGCAAAGGTGCACAAATAAGATGGCATATGTTTCACCGAATGTACAACCATCGGGCACGACGTTTAACCAGTTTCAGGCGGGTGGTACATCGGGCCAGGTGGACCGATTAATAGCCGCGAATAGTGGCGGCACGGCTAATCCGTCGTCACCAGCGGTCGTATCGGCAACCGGCGGTGGAGTGGCAGGAGGCGCATTATCGGCGGGCAATTATTATCTGACATTCACGGAGTCAAACGGTTTTGGGGAAACATTGGCCTCACCGGAATCGGCGGAGTTCACGGTAAGCAGTCAGCAGCCACCCGCAACAGCGCCGGTGGTCAATACGGCGGGTGGCGGTAGCACTGGTGGGAAACTAGCTGCTGGTTCGTATTATGTGAAGTATACATGGCTGGATTCCAGTAACAACGGCGAGACGACAGGGTCACCCGAGTCAGCTCAGTTTATAATCGTAGCCGGCAATATTCCACAGGTAACGCTGAGCGCACTGCCATCATGGGCATCGGCGGCGAACATTTACTTGACTCCCGCAAACGGCGCTAGTGGGACGGAGACGCTTTATGCTTCCGGGGTTACTGGTGTTTCGTACTCACTATCAATCGCACGATCCGTCAGCTCGACGCCGCCAGTACCTGTTACCAATGGAACGAGTACTACCATTCCGCAGGTGACGTTTCCAGCGCTGCAGTCCGGCAATATTGCTCGAAATATATATTTGACACCACCGGGGGGTGCGAGTGGAAGCGAGTCTTTGTATTTACGAGGCGTTACGGCCGCAATGACTAATCTGTCGCTCGCGGTGTCTACGTCAGCTTTGGCGACGCCAGCTCCCAAGAGCAACAGCACTAGCTGGACTAGCCGGACTTATGAAATGGTTCGGGCAATTAAGGACGGCAACCTGAACGGCGTGTATACGCGATTGCGGCAAGCAATCTACGAATATAATCGAGGTACGCCAACCGCCCAGGCTGACGTTTTGACGGAAGTATCTCGAAGCCATGCCGTTTTCGCGTTGCTCGCACAGCTATGTGTTGAAGTTGGCGCACTAGTCGAGGCTAACCCAGGACACTTCGTTTCTAACTCCACGGGTATTGGAACGCGCATTACTAAACGGATTTGGCCATGATTTATGAAACGCGAGTTATCCGTCTGAGACCTAGCCAAATGTCGCAAATCACAATTGTCATCCGGTGCGGGAAGTTATTCAAGCTCAGATTCTTGACTGCGCTATGGATGATGCGCGTTGCTGGGCGTGTTGGCGGCTTCAAGTCAGTCAAGTTAGTTCGTGAACGATGAGGGCGAGTGCAATGAGCAAAACATCGAGAGACGTGATAAAGCCCCCTAATCAGGAGTACCGAGGGGACCGCCGGTCGAACTCGTATTTAGACCTAGCGGGAGCGCCCGCGGTTGGACACGGGATTATCACTGACGGTCCGCTCGTTCAAGTAAAGAACGCCGTGAGCCTGACGAAATCTGAGCCATCTCCGGTGAAGCCACCGGACCATCGTTTTCATGTTGACGAGGCCGTGACACCTGAATTGACCTGTGCACGCACTCCAGGCCATGGCGCGATCCCCGTGGAACCGTCAGACTCGGCAACTGAGATTGTGAAGGAACTGGACTTCAAAGACTAAGCTGCAAGTCAATAAGGTAGCAGTCTTATTCAAGGCGGGTGATGAGACGCGCCTTATGATGAGCTTTGACGGTGCGCGGTTGGAACGTGCGCTAGCACAGGTTACACACACTGTCTTGAAGTGACAATCATCCATGAGCAATCTCCCCAAACAAACGACACCTGTTTATGCAACCGATGAGGACATAGCGGTTCGAGCAGGCGGTGATTTTACCATTCTGTGCCCGCAATGGCAAATGATGGCGCAAGGCACAGATGGAGTGTTTCTAGCGGGGTCACCGTGGCAATTGAGTTCTGAGAGCGTTGACTTCGAAGCCAATGGTGTCGAGCCCAACCAAGTGATCTGCCTAACATCGCCGAAGAGCGTGTATCCCGGCAGTGGAGCGTTGTTGGCGATCGATAGCGTGGCGGGGAATTCGATTGTGCTTCGTCGGCTCTACAAGGACCTCAACGTGGGTCAGCCACCAGCGGCAACGAGTGGGTTGAGCGGAGTTACGTTCACGATAAACACGTTGGATCCGCAGAGCGAGGAAGCAAGCTTCGCCATCAAGCGGCGGTTTGGTATCGACGAGCAGATCGCCGAAAGGACATCGTCATGGATTTATGATCTGCAGGATCTACGATTGGCGACAGTGCTTACCGTCCTACAAGACCGCTATACCGCTGAAACGCGATCCGACCATGGTGACTTCGCACTCAAGATCAAGCGTATTAGTCAGCAGCTCGAGAATGTGGTGGCACGGGTGGAAGTTCGGTGGGGACCGATGGGTAACTCAGCCGAACCATCGACCATTTTCAATTGCAAGCTTTCCCGATAAGATAGGAATCACTCAATGGCAGCTTTACTGACGTATACGAACCTTAGCTCGACGGCTCTCACAGCGGGTTCGCCAAAAACGGTTCTCGCTCTCAAAATGCCGGCCAGCCTCCGTGGCAAGGTATATGGTTACGGCTTCTTCTACGACGGCACGGTGAACTCGGCCCAGCCGGTGCAAGTTACCGTCAATCGCTCACCAACAAGTGGTACGAGCGGCAGTACGAACGTTGTGATTGACGCGAATGAGAGAGCATATAACTCTTATATCCAAACCACGCCACTTCAATATTCGGTGGAACCAACGACATGGGGAGCAACACTGAAGACTTTCACGGTACATCCGCAACTTGGTTACGAGTGGCTGGCACCGCTGGGTCAGGAGTTGCTGGTTGATCCAGCAGACACGCTTGGTTTCACGATCAACGCACCGGCCGCGGTCGATGTGCGCGGTTATGTACTGATGGAAGAATGATGGCAATCGCATATAATGTGTATTCGAACACTGGCGTAGGTGACGCGATTAATTATGCCGCGCCAGTGGCTGTCGTGACGAATGCAACTACATGGACGACAGCAGCATTGCAGCCAAATGGCGACTATTGGTTCGGCGTGCGTGCGTTCGATACCGTTAGCGGCCTTGAGGAAGAAAACATTGATTGTGCTGTTGAGATCGTGCTGGACAACCTCGGCAATGACATTACGAATCGACCCAATCCCCCAATTGGACTAAGGGCGCTCGGAACGCAAGGGGGTGGTATCAAGGTCGAGTGGTTTCATGCGGCACTTGGGCCGGTTCTACCGCCGACGGGTTTCAACGTTTACTTGGGAACTGGCGGTACTCCGAATTACAGTTCTGCGGCAGCGAGCGTTTTATATTCGATGGGATTTTTGAATAGATTCAGCACCGCTTTGGCGGGTCTTGTCGATGGGGTGAGTTATACGATCGCTGTTCGGGCTTATAACGCGAATGGTGAGGAGAAGAATGGCACTGTCGTGACTATGGTAGCCAAGGTTAATGGTCCGCTGCCCGTGGTGGGTTTGACCGCTATAGCTATGGTATAGGCGTAGGCCCAGAACGAATGGATCTTGAGAGTTAGCCGAGTTGTTTGATCGAAAGCTTGAGTCGCAGTTTTGTGGACGGTTCGGCGATGTGTGCGTCGGGATGTCGGTATTTGGTGTTGGATAGTTAGCCGGAAGTCACAGAGTGATCTGGGTGGAAGCTAACTCAATAGGATTGAAAGTGATGAGTTTATATAACCCGCAGAATAATGTGATACAGCTTCAGTTATCCGCGTCCTACGCTGCTGGCAGTGGTAGCTTTAGCGTGTCATCAGGGACGAGTGAGCTTGGCGGTACGTTCCCCATCCGGATTACAGTCATCAAGCAAGCGACATACGGTCAAGGATCGGCTGAGGTCTCGACGATCTACGGAGTGACCAGCGTCAGTGGCAACACGATCAATATCAGCGGCGCCCTTGAGGGAACGACCGATCAAAATTTTGCGATTGGCGATTATGTTGAGGCGCGGATTACCGCTGGCTACATCAGCGATTTGAATCAGCAGGTTAACTCAATTAACGGCAGTATCGTGACGCTGAATACCGAAGTAAGCACGAATACGTCGGCGATCAGCACGCTCAACACGGAGGTCGCGCAGCTCGCCCCCACTGTGAGCAAGTTCACTTCTTCTGGCACATGGACCAAGCCGACTGGGTGCACGATTGTGCGAGTTATTGTGATTGGCGGTGGTTCTGGTGGTGGCTCTGGCGCGATCCAGGCGTCGGGTACTGCAAGTTCTGGCGGTGGCGGCGGTGCCGGTGGCGGTTATAGCGATGCCTGGTTTTCATCGGCGGACCTGGCTTCCACCGTAACGGTCACGGTGGGCAGCGGTGGGAGCGGGGGCGCGGCGGTTTCGGGCACGACCGCGAGCAACGGGAACGCTGGTGGTTACGGGGGCGGGAGCAGCTTTGGGACCTATCTCACTGCCGGAGGATCTTATCCGGGTGGTGGAGGCAGTACCGGAACGTCAAGCGGCGGGTCGGCCGGATGGGGCTTAACGAGTGGTGGTGGCGGTGGTCAGGGTTGTAGTGCGGGGGCGCAGGGCAATGGCTCAGCCACCCTCTACAACGGAATCACATGCGGCGGTGGCAGTGGTGGTGGTGGGGTCAACTCTTCAGGGGTTGGACAGTCGAGCCGCAACGCGACCAATGTCAGCGGCTATAACGGTCCGGGCTCCAGCGTCACTGGCGGGCTTGCCGGCACCGGCGGAAGCTCACCCACGGCAGGGACGGCTGGTGGAAGTTACCAGGGCTCCGGTGACGCGAACGCCGCATGGTGCGGGTACGGCGGCGGCGGTGGTGGCGGAGCCTCGGCGGGCGTCTCGGCGGGAGCGGGCGGCGCGGGCGGAAGTTACGGTGGTGGTGGTGGCGGCGGCGGTGCGGCGGTCACGGGCACGGGCATTTCCAGCGGGGCTGGCGGCGCGGGCGGCAACGGCTATGTGATCGTTTACTCTTGGTGATCGGAGACATAGCATGCACACTTACGCATTGGTTGATCCGATTGGTATTGCCGAAAACGTGATCTTGTGGGACGGCACGAGCGCTTACGCGGCACCCACCGGCTACACGCTGATTCAGATTGATGGCCTCTCGCCAATGCCCGGAATTGGCTGGACTCTGTCCGGCACGACGTGGACAGCGCCTGCGGCGCCGACGGCCAAGCCTGATCCGCAGGGCTTTACCGTCGCGATTCTGAATTCATCCGCAACAACGGCCGAGAAGAGTTACGTGATGTCCCAGTTGCCAGGTTTGGTAGCGGAACTCGATAACGCCGATCCAACCGTCATCGAGGCTGCCTGGGAAATTATCGAGGCATCTGGTCAGCTTTCGTCTGGTACCATCACGCTGATCAAGAGCTTGGCGGTTCAGTACGCGATTCCGATTTCCTGATCCGATAGGGCGAACAACATGGCGGTCGGATCAGCATTTAACGTACCGGCGTTCAACACGTCGGCTTTCAACGGGGCCGTGGGGCTGTCCGGAAAGCCGGTCGTGTTCCCGTCGCCGCGTCGTCCCGTGACGCGGTCGATTCCGTTTCGGCGTGGGTCCAGCATGCGCGGGGCGTGGCTGGGTCCGGCTCCTGGAACGGCGTTTTCGGGGACAACTGGGGCCGTCAAGCCGGTCAGCACGTTCAATAGCACGCCGTTCAATACGAGTCAGTTCAACGCGAACAATACGGTCACGCCGCCCCTGTGGCGATCGACGTTCAACGGCGCCGCGTTCAACCGGGTCGCGCCCGACGGAACCTCTCGGTTCAAGCTCGCGCCGCAGATCGTCGCACTGACGGGTGTCCAGCGGCCCATCACCAGAACGATCCCGTTCCGGCGTGGCAAGTCGTCGATTGGAAGGTATGCACTCAACGGACCTCCATCAGGAAACACCCTTTCGACGCCTCCGTGGCAATTCACCAGTAATTACTTCTCGGGATTATCGGGTCTCAACCAGCTCTCAATGCAGCTTTGGTTTCGGTTCAACGGGCCGCTACCGACGTCTGCAAACTTGCTTAACGCGCACCCGAGTTTCGGTAGTATTGGTATTACTTACCCAGGGAGCATCACTGGATCGCTGGCAGGCGCGAATAACACATCCCTTACGGCAACGACACCGATCATCGCGGGTACTACGTATCACTTGGTGCTGACGTGGGACTCTGGATCTGGGCCAAATACACTTGGTACTCCCCGGCAGTGCGCGTACCTGAATGGCGCTCTTGTCGCGACCAGCTTCATCGCTCAAACGCTACAAACTTCGTACACCACAACCGATCTAGTGCTCGGCAACGGCACCGCGTTTTCCGGTGGCGGGTCGGTGTCAATGTCGGACTTCGCTATATGGACGACGCATGTCGTTACCGCCAGTGAAGTGGCCGCTTTACTGAACCGTACAGCGAATCCCGGTTCAATCTCGGTTCCTGCCTCGTATTACTTCAGTCTAGGGGCTAACCAAGCGGGTGGCTCGCCAAGCGTTACCGCCCTTGGTTTCACAAATCACGGCACGGCTTCGACCGCCATTACGTGGACACAGTCGGGTACTGGAAGTGCTGTCTATGCTTCGGAAGTGCTGTCCTATTCGTTCCCGGCGAAGGTTGGCGATGCCTATATCTCGAAATCGGGTCAGCAACTCTTCCTGTTTCTGGCCCAGGCGGCGGCAGGCGGTGCACTGGTCAACAATGTGGGGACGTACGAACAATCAGTCCTGAGTGTTCAGGTAACGGCTCAGGGCACTGGCTACATCAACCCGACGGCCACCATCACGGCATCGCCCGCCGGAACGAATGCGGCGCTCGGCAAGCCGATCGTTGTGAACGGCAAGATCGTCGGTATTCCGGTCCTGGCGGGCGGGACGAACTATTACGCGATCGCTCCTCCAACGATCACGATCAGCGACCCTACCGGAACAGGAGCCGTGGCGTCGGTGACGCTTGGCGCTGCCCTGAATCCGGTGCTCTACGTCAACACGGTTCCGACGGTCCTGAAGAATGGCTCGCCGATCACGCCCGCCTTGATCCTGAGAGCGTACCTTGCGGGCTGTGGCAGCAACCTGACATATACACTTTATACCAACTTCTCAGGGGGCGGTGGGACGGGCGCGGCGGCAACCCCGATTAGCGCGACGGTCGATGGGAACGTTTGTGTTGTTGCTTACACGGTGACGAACGGTGGCTCCGGTTACACGTCGGCCCCAACCGTCACGACAACAGCGGCAGCGAGTATCATGCCAGCCACTGGCACGGCCGTGGTGTCTGGCGGCGCCGTGACGTCGATCATCGGAGCGGGCGGCGTGGGCTACACGTCCCCAACGATCGCGCTCACGGGTGGTGGCGGGACGGGAGCGGTCGCGGCGGCGATGTTCCCGTCGTCGGCCTTGACGGGCATCACGGTGACGGCTGGTGGAACCGGCTACACGTCGGGGACGACGGTGTACCTTGAAGGCAACGCTTCTGGGAACATCGCGACCGCCACCGCGTTCGTGACCGGCGGGGTTGTCACGGCCATTTACCTGGGGAACAGCGGGTACTACGGTGGTTCTACGGTCCCGAGCGTAATCCTGGTTGGCGGTGGCGGCTCAGGCGCGACCGCGACCATGAGTACGGGGTACAACAGCGGTAATAATTCGCTGGTCATCTATGGTGTGACGATCACCAATGGCGGATCGGGCTACACGTCGCCGCCGACGGTCTTGTTCTCGGGCACCAATTACACCCTGACACCCACGGTGTCGGGTGGCGCCGTCACGGCGATCGCGATCAGCGGGTCGGCCGGCAATTTCACGATGTTGCCGACCGTTTGGGTTTTCGGCAGCGGGACGGGGGCGGCGGCACAACCAACCATCGCCGCGACCTACCTGACTGGCGTTGCCCTGGTGAATATCGGCTCAGGCTATACGTCGTCCCCGAATGTCACGGTCAACGACCCCACGGGCAGTGGCGCGAGTGTGACGGTGCAACTGAGCGCGGTCGGCACTCCGACCAGCGTGAATGATCCGTGGGTGTGTATTCCCCTGCCTTCGCAGGCGTCCGCCACGGACGTTTTCACGTATTCGGCTCCCTCGGGATGGGCGACTGCCCTTAACGGCAATTTGGCGGGGCCTGTCCAGAACGGATTCGTCAGCAATTATACAGGGGTCGATGAGCCCGCTTTTCATGCGATCGCGACAGGCCAAGTCGCGCCTGGCAAGACCCCGATGCAGCTCGGGGCGAACCTGACGGACCCGATCGCGACTTACAGCGGTTGTTATTCGATATCGGCGAACTGGATTCACAAGGTTCAAACGCCATGGTTTGGAGCCTTGACGTCCAACCAGCCCGGCGACACGCCGATCACGTATCTGAACGGAAACACCACGAGTTCGCCGAATGGCTGCTATGGTTTGTTCTATACCCCCGAAAACAGCAATGCTATTGACAACAAGGAAACGCCGCAACCGGCGGCGCCGATCGCCACGTTTTCGGGGGGCGGTGGGACGGGCGCGGCGGCAACCGTCACTGTTACGGTCGGCGGGGGTGCTGTCACGGGCCTTACGATCACGAATGGCGGCTCGGGATATACGTCGGCTCCGACAGTATCGATCTGGGGGCCGGGCGGACAAGGCGCGACCGCGACGGCCACGGTCAGCGGCGGTGCCGTGACGAGCCTTACGATCACGAATGGTGGTACTGGTTACAGTACCGGTCTCTGGACCTCCGTGTGGGACGACACCAACCCTTCGGCACCGAACCAGTACACCATTTACGGTGCGTCTGGTCTCTTGAACTGTACGCTCGTGGCGAGCAGCCCCGGCACCTTGACGAACGGAGTTTTGGTCGGGATCTCCAATACGTACCGGGTGACGTACACGTCCGCCAATCCGTCGAGCTGGTCGGCCCATCTTGGCGTGATCTTGTCGAACGCCAATTATTCCATCGGCGCGACGGTCACGAACACAACGCAAAATGCTTGGATCTTCTCGCCGTACGCGACCTCGTTTGCCCGCATCGCGACGGCTCCCGATCAGCAGATGGTGAATTACCTGACGTCTTCGGTCGGCACCGCATCAGCGTGCGTGCGTGCGATGGATTCTACGTGTGGTTATTCAGGTAACACTAACGTCGTCGATCCTGCGGATCGGCAGATGCCCAGCTATCTTGGCTGGTCCGACGGCTCCAGTGTGACGAACGCGATCACGAATTTTTCACGATCGATCAGTATCACGGCGATCCGAAATTACAATCTCACGACATCGCCTTACGTTTATACGGCGGCAAATTACCCTGGAACAACGGCAGCGCCGACGGGTTCTCCGCAACTTTATCAGTTCACGCCCGCGACCCTGAACTATCTTGCCGCGTCAGCAGGAACAGATCCAGTTAACTGGTACGGCGCCGAGTTTGTCACGTCGATACCTCACGGTTTGAAGACAGGGCAAGCGATCTCGCTTTCGCTTGGAAGCGGCCAGTATGCGTTTACCGTCACGGTTCCGAACGGAAGCGCCGGGACAGTATCACTTTCGCTCGGAAACCTCAGTGGCTACATCGTTTGGGTGACGGGCGCTACAACATTCGCGCTCGGCATTTACAGTTCGAGCGTGACAAACAATACCGGCGTTCCGGGTGGCGTTCCCTCAATCAACGGTACGGTTTCGACCACCAACTATACAGTATCGGTACAGGTTCCCGACCTTTCGACAACCCCGATGGAAGTGGCTTGTGCGGTCGCGGGGGCGATGCCGGGTGCCGACTTCTGGCTGACGATTCCGCACTGTGCTAGTGACACGCTGGTACTGGAGTATGCGAATCTGGTGCTCGAATATTTGCCACCTGGCCGCAAGGTCTACGTGGAATACTCGAACGAAGAGTGGAACTCCGAAGCTTGGCAATCGCCCTGGAGTGCATCTCTTGGCGCCCTGATGACCAACGGATCTAAGGTCAATAACTACGAGGGTGCCTTGGTCCGGGCCGCACAGTGTCATGAGATCGTATACAACGCTTTCGCGGCCGTTGGTCGTGGGGGCGAAATCGTAAGGTTCGTCAGCAGTCAGTTCATATCAAGTGGATACGGTTCGGCCGGTACGCAATTCAACTTGGCCACGAACCAGGCTGTGTATGGTCTGCTCGGACTATCGGGGCCGATCCAGATAGACGCGATTGGAGTGGCTCCTTACTCGGGGGCTCCGAGCGATCCTATTTTTGCCGCCGCGACCGCAAGTTTCGCTCCAGGCGTCCCGTATTCGGTGGCATACGGGACATCGCAGCCTTGGTCACAACAGATGGTTTGCGACCTGATCAAGCACGATCAGCTATACGGGCAAGGCTTTCAGGGCACGGGGACCAACGGGCAGTACGCGGGCACTTACTCGTACCTTAATGCGGCCGTTGCGGCGTACAACACGGCCACGGGCTACAACTGCCAGGTCGTCGGGTATGAAGGTAACATGCAGAACCCAACCGGCGGCTCTGTGAGTTATAAAGATCCTGGTCTGTATTTCAGGTTACAGCAAGACATCCTTAGCATGCCGGGCATGTACGACATCTTCATGGCGTACGTGGGTGTCCAGCAAGCGGGTGGCATGACGCTGCTCAACATATTTGCGTTGCTCAACGATGTCGGGAAAACAGTGTGGGCGATGGCTCAGTGGTACGGCCAGCAGCCGGGCCGTGGCACCGGAAACCAGTTCTGGTATCAAACAGGCCGGAATCAGTTACAGAACAACACAATCCCGGCCTTGCAGGCGTATCAGGATTACGTCGGGGCCGCGAACGTTGCACCATCTCCTATAATCATAACAGTCACACCGTACTCTGGTGCGAGCAATGTGTCAACTGGAAGTCCCGCAACTGTTACTTTCTCGCTTCCGATGAATTCAACAACGCTGAACCTAACACTAACAACTAGCATAGGCCAAGTTGTTCCTACAACACTCAGTTACAATACCTCGTCTCGGGAAGCAACTCTCACACCCCTGGCTCCGCTTTCCAGAGCAACACGCTACACTGTAACGGTGACTAGCGGCTCGAGCGTTATGGGGAAACCACTAACCGGTACTATTTCTTGGTCATTTAGAACAAAATCTGTTGACTCAGCTCGGTGGTTTCCCGGACTACGGCGAGTTTCGTGACGAGGTTTCGTAAGGCATATGAGAGATCGTGATATAAGAAATGCGATTCGCAGTCTATTACTCGATACCGACGCGTTTGATACTGTTTGGCTGACTGGTACGCCTGATCGAGCTTCTACTCCATCATCAAGCCAGTGCTTAGCAATTATCGAACCGGAGTCGAGTGAGTTTACACCGACATGGGATTCGGCATTACTGGGTGGTGTGATCGTGACTAGCAAAGTCACGATAAGTATTGTGGTTCGACATCCTGACCCGCAAACTCGCGATGAACTTGCTGAACAACTTTTCAACATCGCAGGCGACACGCTCAATGGACAACCTCTCGGTGGGTTTGTAAACCCGCAGATGACGCGATTCGTCGCCGGGATCTGGCATAAAGCCATACCGCCAGAACGCGAGATTTCTAGCACCTTCACCTACCAGTATATCTTGAATGGGTGGGATAGCGCGGACGAAGCGCCATAGGCATCTAAGTTTGCTGGTCTGTACGATTCGTGACGTTGTGTAATCTTATCAAGTGTTTAAGGTCGAGGACCAAAGGCATGAGTGCAAGTAATTTGCAGATGAATTGGACTGGTGTCGCTTTTGGTTCGACATCACTTAGTAGAGTTACTAGCGTCGTCTTTTCGCAGGGTGGTGAGCTTGTGGAATTTGCGGGAGATAATAACCGATATCCCGTGGTGATTGCAAACAATATGAATCGCCCACGGTGTACGATTAGTAGTGGCGATGTCGCATCGCTCATGGGTATTGTGCCCGGTTCTTCAGGGCAGATACAGGCAACACAGATAGACGCACTAGCCGCTGTTGGCGGAAATGTATTGTGGGTAATGGCGAACGCAGTGCATGAGAGCACGACTGACACCGGACATTTCGGACACCTTGCTACTGGGTCGGCGACATTCCGTGCGTACTCAGCTGACGGTATCACGAATCCGCTTTCTTTCACACGGGCATAGCAATCGGAAAGAGATTGAGGCCGAATAGAGTAAGCGAGTACGCATGATTGATAACGAAGAGGTTGTAATGTTAGCGGATCATAAGCCAATGGATCTGTGTGAGTCGCTTACAATTAAGGAAGGCTCTCGGCAAATGCGTGCTGACGCACTCCTTATCCCTGAGATAATGAAAGATGGCCGGCGGCAAATCGACCGAATCAACTCCATACTCGCTCTTGCTGAGCCTTTGCTAGGGGTGAATCGCTCTGTCGGGGAACGAGCTTACGTCCGCCGACAGAGCGATGGCTGGTTGTTCATCACGAAAGACGCAGACGACACACTATACACAACGCTACGCTCGCGGCGACCAGGTCAGCCGAGATATGAATGGTTGGATTTGTCCAATGGTGTGCGGGCAGGGCACTTGATGCAGGAGGAAGCTTGTGGTGATTGACGAAAAGAGCCGACGCCGTTCCAGCTTTGAGCTGGAGCATTCGGTGCCGGTTGTTCTTGGCGATGCACAGACTTGGTATTTTCCAAAGCCATGGCTCGAGATCCAACCGTGCTTCCGCGATGGTAAGGTCGCGAGAGTACGATCGGTGCTGACGTATGGCCAAGAAATGGAGGACTTAATTGATGCCATTCGTGCCAGCGTCGATGATTGTGGAACCATTTCGGCGATCGCCTCGCTTGGTGCATTCATGCTCGGATGGAATTACGAGCTCAGTGACGCCGATTTAGACACACTGTTTAGTTTTAGATCTGTTGAGCACATGTCCGCAGCGTGGCCGACGCAGGTTATAGATCTGGCAACGGGACAATCTGGCCCAAAACTTTCCAGCGATGGCAACGGTTGACGCTGTTGGGAAATAGCGTTTTGCCATCGCTCTTACTTCTTGAAGACGCGGTGGATGTCGTTGAGTTTTTTGAGTACTGCGGGAAAACAGTGCCTCGAAACGAATGGGCATTAGAGTGCAGACGTGCGGCCGAGCAGCGACATTTCGACGGATTGTTTTGAGCTACGTGCCGACATGAGATGAGCTAACGGAATCCCTAAAATCATAGTAGGGAGCGTTTTAGTGAGCGACCCAGAAGTGAGAAATGAGTTCTGCACGATTAATGACACCTTTAGGTTACCTGTTCTTACAGACCGTCGTCAATTCAACGAGGCAGCGAAGAACTGTGCGCGAACCGGTTTGGTCGACTGGGTAGCGAAAGGGCAGTTATTAGGAGAAGACGAGAGCAGAACTGGCATCAGCGAGTATGCGCGCGAGCGGATCAGGGCATTTTATGGTCCACGAATGTTCGCGGCAAAAGACGGGAATGCAAGCATCATCGGCTCCAACATGGTGTTAGAGTTAGCTAGCGAGCCGGTTGGTCTAAGCGTGCAGTCGGTTTCCCTGAACCGTGAAGACGCCCTACGTGCTCAAGTGCGCGCTTACGGCGAACGATCGATACCGCGCATTAAGCCCGTCCGTGGCAATGGAAGTTTCACCCAATCGATTGATGTAGCTGGTTGGAAGTCAGAGACGCGTGCGCGTGTGGTGGGTGGCAGTTCAACATTGTCGATTAAGAACAGAAATCAATCCGACGATTCCGGCGAGCCGCTGGATGTGCAAAATACCACCGGAAAACTTCCGATGGCCGCGCCACCGCATGATGCCACGGAACCTGTGAGAGAGTTTGTGCTGGATCGATTGACGGCAACGTTTAACAATCGTTCAATCGTACAGAAAGCTGTTGACCGCGGCCAGACGCCCGCAACTAACGGCCGAGCACTAGGTAGCATCCAGACCACCGAGGGGCTTGGCTCAGCATTGGCATTCGAATCGGCGCTTAATCTAGTTAAACCACCGGCTTTAGCTAGCGGCGAGACAATCGGTTGGTGCAGTAATCTAGATGTACCGGATGAAAGCGCCATTTATCGTATCGAAGGAATGCTGCGTGACTTGGCAAGTGTGACTACGAGATACAGCGTGGATGATGGAGTAGGCGAAAAACATATTCGTGCGCCGATGCCGAGGACTCGGATGGATACGTGA